TATGACAGACTTGCGTCTAGATATACAAAAGCATTAGCTAGATCGATGGCAAACACTAAGCAAGTAAAAGCTGCGAATGTATTAAACAATGCATTCAACAGTTCATTTGCTGGTGGTGATGGTAAGGAGCTTTGTGCTACTAACCACCCAACGATAGCTGGAACAGTCAAAAACGAGCTATCAACATCTGCGGATCTTAACGAGACTTCATTAGAACAATCGTTAATCGACATCGCGGCGTTGACAGACGAAAGAGGCTTAAAAATTGCAGCAAGAGGAGTAAAAATGATTATTCCATCTGAGCTTCAATTTACTGCTGAGAGATTGATGAAATCTCAAGGTAGAACGGCGACAGCTGACAATGATATTAACGCAGTAGTATCAATGGGAATGGTTCCTCAAGGATATAGAGTGAACAACTACCTAACAGATACAGATGCTTTCTTCATCATTACAGATGTACCTAACGGATTAATTTCAGAGGTATCTTTGGTTCACCAGGTGCGTAATCACTGATAAATTAAATTAAAAGGGGGCTTTCGAGCCCCCTTTTTTTATGATAAAGTAGAAAGGCAACCATGAAAAACTTCCGTGTACAAATCAGAGCATATGGCTATTACGCTGACTTCGACCTTCAGTCTGAAGACAGTTCAGAAGCCTTTGAAAATGCACTAGTTGACAAGCTAGGAAAAAATGATATAAAATGGGAGAAAGATGGATTTAACGATCCACTTAAAACTTGGATAACCTATGAGGAGGTTATAGATGCAAACGCACGTGAGAGACTTATACAAGAAAAAGAGAGGTCTCGAACTACAATGGGCGGTACAGCAGCGTGATCACCAAAGATACACTTTGGATATGGTCCGAATTGATGACAAAATTAAACAAGTCATCACTGAGATCAAACAGGCAGAAGCTGAAGCAGCTTCATTAGCTAGTAAGATTGAAGATGCAACCCCCAACGTTTCAGTAGCTACGTAAACAAAAGCTACATCGTTGAAATACGTAACTTCACTACAAGATCTCTTGCACTTCTTAAAAATCTACTATATAAAATAATCACTATACAATTAATTAGAACATAGACGCGTATAGTCGACGGCCTAGAGACTATGTTCAGAAAACTAGGAGGATATAATTATGGCAAGTACAACATTTAACGGCCCAGTACGTTCGGAAAAAGGTTTCCAAGTGGCAACCAAAAATACGTCTACTGGAGCTTTTACAACTAGAATGAGTTCGGCAATGCCTGACTTTACTGGTTTATCAATCTCAGATGTAGCAACAGGATCTACGCTAACTTTAGCGGCTGACACTATTTCTGTAATCAACTACACAGGTGCAGCGGCATGCGCAGCAACTTTGCCTGCAGCAACAGCAGGGACAATTGTAGTCTACGCGCAAGCGGTTGACACAACTGGTGGAACAGCAACTTTATCTTTTGATTGTGCTGGTTCAGATGCATATGCAACTGGTTCAGTAATTGAGTCAAGAAATTCAGATGAAGTAACTTTTGATACTTCAGCATCTGGTGAGACTTTATTAACTTTCACACCTGCTAACGCAACAACTAATTTGTTGACGGTTGGTGGACAGATTGCTTTCATTTGTTATGAAGACGGTACATGGCACATTGCATCATCATTAGCTAGAGAAACAACTCAAGTTAAAGGTGCATTTGTTTTTGCATCGTAATACTTAATTATGTGGGTGAGAAATATGGAACCTACGGGATTCTAATACTCACCCACACCAAGACAAGATAAGGAGAAAAAATATGTATATAGGTGATGTAAAGTCCAAAACTTTTATAGACGCGAACGCTGCTTCTGCAACTTTTGTAGCCGCTGCTGCTCAACCAACATCAACGTTTACCTTAGCTAATACTTCTTTCGGAACAAACACCGCAAGAAAAATAAATGCTACGACTGCAGGAACAGGCGACAACGGTAAAACAGTTACAATCGTTGGAACTGATCACACAGGCACTGCTGCAACTGAGGTAATAACTTTAACTGGAAGTGCAGAAACAGGCACAGCTACAACTACGGCATTTTTAACAATAACTTCTGCTACAGTTAGCGCACAACCCGCTGCTAACGTATCTTTAGGAATGACTGCTGATGTTTTTGGAACTATCTTTGAAGGTAGAACTAGAGTTAGACAGGTGAATGCAGAGTCAGGTGGAGCAATTGGAAGCGTTTTATTTAGAAATGGAAGTATAACGGGAACGGGTCTTTTAACAGTTAGAACAGGTGGAACTGCAGGAGACATTAATACAGTCAACATTCCACAAGATGGAATATTGTACAAAGACGGTGCTTTCGTAACTTTTTCTGAAGTAAACTGTAATTCAGCAACTGTCTATTTTGACGGTTAGGAGGACAAGTGGCAAACACTACTTCCGGGACAACAACGTTTGATAAAACATTTGCTATCGACGAGATAATTGAAGAGGCATATGAAAGAATTGGATTGCAAAGCGTATCTGGTAATCAGTTACGACAAGCAAGAAGATCTCTTAATATTATGTTTCAAGAGTGGGGTAATAGAGGACTTCACTATTGGGAAGTAGCTAATAATTCAATTACGTTAGTTGATGGTCAAGCAGAATACACAATGTTTAGATCAACAGGTGATGGCACTTCTAGCACCACAGCTGTTTATGGTGTTGATGACGTATTAGAAGCTGTATACAGAAACTCTTCAAGTGTTGACACTCCTCTTACAAAAATCAACAGATCTACATATCAAGGTTTATCAAATAAAACTTCTGAAGGAACACCTTCACAATATTTTGTGCAAAGATTTATAGATAAAGTTACAATCACTTTATATCTAACACCAGGCTCATCAGAAGCGGGTAATTTTATTAACTATTATTATGTAAAAAGAATTCAAGATGTTGGTGACTATACAAACGCAACAGATGTCCCATATAGATTTGTTCCTTGTATGGCATCAGGTTTGGCTTATTATTTATCACAAAAATTTAAACCAGAATTAACTCAACAAATGAAACTATTATACGAAGATGAATTACAAAGAGCATTAGCAGAAGATGGTTCTTCTTCAAGTTCATACATAACCCCAAAAACTTATTATCCAAATGTCTAATTTTTCAAAAGGTAAATACGCTCAATTTATATCAGATAGATCAGGGCAAGCATTTCCATACAAAGAAATGGTTAGAGAGTGGAATGGTTCAAGAGTTCACATATCAGAGTTTGAACCTAAACAACCACAATTAGAACCTAGAGCACATGGGGCTGATCCTGAAGGTTTACAAAATGCAAAACCAGCTAGAACAGAGTTTCCAACACAAGAATTTTTACCAGATAATCCGTTTGTAACCGCTTCAAACACAACATTAAAAATTTTATTTCCTGATGGAGATTTAGTTGTAAACGATCATATTAGACTTCAAAATGTAAAAGCTCCTGTAGGTGGTTTAGCTATCACTACTTTAGAACTTTCTACAACTTTAAACGGAGCGATAACTGACTCAGCTACTTCGATTGATTTAACTGATGCCACAGAGTTTCCGTCAAGTGGTTTTATTATGATTGAAAAAGTAAATTCTTCTTCTGGCTTATTTGTAAATGAAGTTATTCAATATACAGGTAAATCTACAAATCAATTAACTGGATGTACTAGAGGAACTAGTGCACCTTTTAGAGGCGTGTCTCCATCAAAAACAACGGCAACTTCACATGCTGATGATGCTAAAGTTTTTGGATCTTTTAAAGTTGCATCTTTAAATACTACCTCTGTGACAAATTCAGGACAACCAGCTACCATTACTCAGTTTGACGGTGTGAATGTTACATTAACCAACGCTGCAACTAGCACAGCAACAGGAGGTGGTTTCCAGTGTACAATTGGACCAATAAATGATAGAGCTTAATTATGGCAGGAATTAGTTATACCACTTTAGTTACACAAATTAGAAACTACACAGAAGTAGATTCAAATGTTTTATCTACAGATCAATTAGAGAATATTATTTTAAATGCACAATATAGAATCATGCGTGATGTCCCTATTGATGCAGATAGAAAACAACAAACAGGAAATTTAGTTACAGGGCAAGAAACAATTAACTCTCCAGGAGGAGCTTTATTTATAAGAGCTGTGCAGGTTTATGACTCTACATCTGCCACTACAGGAGCTAACGTATTTTTAGAAAAAAAAGATATTACATATCTACAGGAGTATGTTTCATCAACAGAATCAGCAAAAAGAGGACAACCTAAATACTATGCTATGTTTGGTAATGCCACTGGAGATGGTGACACTAACTCTGGAAGAATGATGTTTGCCCCTGTTCCCGATACAACTTACAAATTTAGAGTACACTATAATAAGATGCCAGCTACTTTGGCCTCTGACAATGTTACTAACTATATTAGCTTAAACTTCCCTAATGGCTTATTATATTGCTGTTTAGCGGAGACTTATGCCTTTTTAAAAGGCCCAGCAGATATGTTGACACTTTACGAAAATAAGTATAAACAAGAAGTAGATAAATTTGGTGTAGAGCAAATTGGAAGAAGAAGACGAGATGACTACACAGATGGTGCTGTTAGAATAACAATACCGTCAACAAACCCTTAAGGAGTTTATTATGGCAATAACATCAGCAGTATGTACAAGTTTTAAAGTAGAACTTTTAAAAGGAGTTCACAATTTTACGGCAACAACAGGTAATACTTTTAAGATTGCTTTATACACTAGCTCTGCAACTTTAGGCGCTAGCACAACTGCTTACTCAACTTCAAACGAAATTACAAACACTTCTGGAACAGCTTACACAGCTGCAGGCGCAACTTTAACAAGCGTTACTCCAGTAGCTTCTAGCACGACTGCGGTTTGTGACTTTTCTGATGTTTCTTACACAGACGCAACATTTACAGCGAATGGTTGTTTAATCTATAACGATTCAGCTTCAGGAGATCCCTCTTGTGTTGTAGTCGCATTTGGAGCAGACAAAACTGTAACTAGCGGAACTTTTACAATACAATTTCCTACAGCAGACGCTACAAACGCAATCATAAGAATAGCGTAAGGAGGTCCTCCTTATGGCTAATACATGGAACCAATCAGGAACAACCTGGAGCACTGGCCGTTGGGGCACAACTGATCCTATCGTAACTGGGTGGGGTGCAAAATCTTGGGATGAACCTGGAACAACTTGGAATGATTTAGGTGATCAACAAGTTGATTTAACAGGACTAGGTGCAACCTTATCTCTTGGTTCAGTATCAATTTCTACAGAAATAAATAAAGGTTGGGGTCAAGATACCTGGGGTAATGAAACCTGGGGTGAATCGGGAATGTTAGTTGAACTAACAGCTCCTGATGCAATGACAACTTTTGTTGGAGTTGGAAGCACTTGGAACAAAGGCTCTTGGGGTCAAGATCAAGGTTGGGGAACTTTTGTTTTATCTCCCGCAGATGTAATGGGATTAACTGGAGTTTCTTCTACTACGTCTGTTGGATCACCTACAATAATTGGTAGTGTTGAATTTTCATTAACTGGAGTTTCTGCAACTTCTTCTGTTGGATCTTTATCTGCAGCAGATGTAATGGGATTAACTGGTCAAGTTGGAACATCAGCAGTTGGATCTTTATCTCCAGCGGATGTAATGGGATTAACAGGAGTTTCCGCAACTTCTTCTGTTGGATCAATCGGTATTAATTCTAGCCCTATTGTTGATCTTACAGGTTCAGCAGCAACATCTAGTGTAGGTTCTTTATCTCCAGCAGATGTTATGGGATTAACTGGAGTTTCAGCTACATCAGCAGTTGGATCTATTTCACCTGCAGATGTTATGGGATTAACTGGTCAACAAGCTACAGCTTCTGTAGCCGCATTTGGCACTGCTTCTGGCTTCGGAATTCAAGCTTATCAAGCTATTGACACAGGTTCAAATTCTTCGTATACAAATGTTGCAACAGGATCAAATACAAGTTATACTGACGCTGCATAATAGGAGATAAAATATGGCTTCAACATACACACCTTTAGGGGTAGAACTTCAGGCAACTGGCGAAAACGCTGGAACGTGGGGAACTAAAACTAATACAAACTTACAAATTTTTGAACAAATTGCTGGTGGATTTACACAGCAATCAATAGCGGGTAGTGCACAGACTACAACTTTATCTGTTTCTGATGGATCAACGGGAGCAGTTTTATCTCACAGAATGATTGAGTTCACAGGAACTATTACAGGGAATCAAATTGTAACTATTCCATTAGATGTTCAAACTTTTTATTATTTAAGAAACTCAACATCAGGTGCGTACACAGTACAATTTAAATATGCATCAGGATCAGGTGATTCGTTTACTTTCGCAACAACAGATAAAGGCGACGCTACTGTGTTTGCAACTGCAAACGATGGAACTAATCCAGATATTCTTACGTTACCAGCTGGTAATGTTACTACTGCTGGAACACAAACTTTAACTAACAAAACATTAACGTCTCCAAAAATTGGAACTTCTATTTTAGATACTAATGGACTTCAATTAGCTCTTTTAACAGCTACAAGTTCTGCAGTTAATGAAATTACATTAGCTAATGCAGCTACTGGTAATAACCCTACTATTAGTGCAACAGGAGATGATTCAAACATAGGTATTTCTTTCGCAACAAAAGGAACTGGAGTTATTAAAGCTGAAGATTCAGGCGGAAACGTTTCTGCAGTTAAAATTGCAGGTAAAGAATCCGTATGGGTTCCAGCTGTAGCTATGTATCCTAACACTACAAACGGTTGCGCAGCTCTTGCTCAAGTAGAACTATCTAACGGACCTGAAATTAAAACTTTAGACTTTGATAAAGACTCTGATGAAAATGCTCAATTTGCTGTCGCTTTCCCTAAATCATGGAATGAAAGTACAGTAACTTTTCAAGTCTTCTTTACAGCAGATTCAACAAATACAGGAACTGTGTCTTGGGATTTAGCAGGCGTTGCATGCTCTGATAACGACACTATAAACGTGGCGTTTGGAACGGCGGTTGCACCAACAGCGAAAGCACACAGTGGTACAGCAAACGATATAGACGTAACAGCAGAAAGTGGAGCAGTAACTATTGCAGGCTCACCGGCAGCAGGAGATGAAGTATTCTTTCAAATCACAAGAGATGTGTCAGATGACACTCTAACTGCAGATGCCAAATTATTAGGAATTAAATTATTCTTCACGACAGACGCTGCTAACGACTTATAATAGGAGTAGCTAATGGATAAATTAAGAAATGATTTAACGGGAAATAACCCTAGAGGAAAAAGAAATAAACTAAAACCAAGAATGAAATCTTTTGGTTATCAAGTTTTAGGATTTGGTTCTGGTTCAGCTGGCCCTGTCGAATACTCAGTAGAATATTTAGTTGTTGCTGGTGGAGCAGGATGTGCAATTACATCTTTTCATGCACCTGCAGGAGGCGGCGGAGCTGGTGGATATAGAGTAAGTCCATCTAACGCTAAAAATTTCCCTGTTTTTACTTTAACTGACTATCCTATCACTGTTGGTGGCGGAGGAGCTCCAGGAACTAACATAGGTCCAGGAGGAGCTAGCACTGATGCAACATCAGGAGCAGCATCTTCTTTTTCAACAATTACTTCAGCTGGTGGCGGAGTAGGTCATGCCGGAGCTGGTTCTGCAGGCGGATCAGGAGGCGGAGGCGGCGGCTACAACGTAGGCGGCGCTGGAAACACTCCACCTGTAAGTCCATCACAAGGTAATCCTGGTGGTAATGGAAACCCTACCCACAATAGAACAGCTGGCGGCGGCGGTGGCGGCGGTGGCGGCGGTGCAGGCGGCGCTGGAATGATAAATTCAGGAGGATCTGGAGGTAGTGGCGTATCTAATGATATAACAGCTTCTTCAGTAACTTATGCTGTTGGTGGTCAAGGAGAACAAGCTACAAAAGCAGATGGAACTGATGGTAGAGGAAACGGCGGTACTGCTGGAGGCGGCGGTGGAGATGGAACCGTTATTATTAGAAGAATAACAGCGGACTCAAGTTCAGCTTCTGGAGGAACAGTGTCCACAAGTGGTTCGGATACTATTCACGTATTTACAGCGGATGGAACTTACTCAGGTTAATTATGAAATATTTTGCAAAATTAAGCAGTGAAAATGTTGTTCTTAACGTACACACCGTTGCTGATGAAAATGCGGCAACAGAAGAACAAGGAATTACTTTTTTATCTAAAATTCATAAATGGCCTTATTGGAAACAAACTTCAAAAAGTGGAAATAGTTTAAGACTTAGACCTGCCTCTATTGGTGGCTCTTATGATTCTGTCAATGATGTTTTTATTCAAGAAAAACCTTTTCCCTCTTGGAGTTTAGACGATAATTTTGATTGGATTCCACCTGTGGCTAAACCAGATCATATAGACGATCAGCCACCTTTTGTGTGGGACGAAGACTCTCAAAGCTGGACTCAATAAACAACTTGATATAGCCTTAGTATTTATCTATACTATTGAGCGCATGAAAGACCATAAATTAACAGAAACTATAGTTTATGAAAGTATTTTAACACCTGACAAAGGTTACGATATTGATAAAGAAAAAATAAAAAAAGATATTATTCTTGGTTATCGTAAAGATAAAAGAAAAAACAATTTTAAACACTCAATTAGATATAAGGACTATGAATTTGATTATGTTTCTACAGAAACAAATTTTTTAAATATATTTATAAGAGATGAATTCTTTATTAAAACAAGACAAAAAATAAATTTACGAGAAAAATACATTAACGTAATGGAACATTTAGAGCAGTCTTATTTAAGAAATAATATTGATCCAAATTCTTATAGAGAGTCCCCGTGGTATACCTGCGTTTACTGTTGTGATGTTTTAAAAGATTCTTCAGAACTTGTCATTGAGTATGATGATAATATAAATAAAAAAAATATAATAAAATTTAAACTTGAAAATAATAAAATATTTATATTTCCTTCTACTTTAAAATTTTTCTTCTCAGAAAATATTGCAACAGAACCTAATCTTTTTATAGTTTTTAATTATGATTTAGACGATCAACAATAAAATGCATAATAATCTTTTTTATACTTTTAACTCTGTATTATCCTCTCGTCTTTGTGATCATATAATAAGCTACAGTAAAAATTTAGAAAGCGTTAAAGGGATTACTGGACAGGAAGGCCAAGATAGAAATATTAAATTAAAACCTTTATCAAAAAAAGAAGAAAAAAATTTATCTAAAACTAGAGACTCAAGCATTGTTTGGATGAATGATAATTGGATATATAAAGAGATACATCCTTATGTTGAGCAAGCAAATAAACTTGCTGGTTGGAATTTTCAATGGGATTATTCAGAATCTATTCAATTTACAAAATACTCAAAAGGTCAATTTTATGATTGGCATATAGATAGTTTAGATGAAGTTATAAAAAATAAAGATATAAACCATGATGGAAAAAATAGAAAGCTATCCGTTACTTGTAATTTATCAGATGAAAAAGATTATGGAGGAGGCGAACTACAGTTTTGCCACATTAAAAAAGGTAAAATAAAAATAGATACTCTTAAAATGGGAAAAGGAAGTATTATTGTTTTTCCTTCTTATGTCTGGCATCGAGTAAAACCAATCACTCGTGGTAATAGATATAGCTTAGTAGTTTGGAGTTTAGGTCAACCATTTAAATGATTAAAGATATTTCAATTGTTGGTGGAGGGACCTCTGGATTAATAGCTGCCTTAATATTAAAAAATAGATTTAACAATCTTAAAATACAAATAATTAAGTCTGACAAAATAGGTATTATTGGAGTAGGAGAAGGATCTACCGAACACTGGCAAAGTTTTATGGATTTTTGTCAAATTGATTATTTAGAATTATTAAAAGAAACAGGAGCTACTTTTAAGTACGGAGTCTTGTTTGATAATTGGACTGAAAAAAAATACTTTCACCATATTGTTTCTCCTATGAATTTTTTATACGGACAATATTTATCTGTTTTTTCCCATGTTATAGTTAATAATTATTCACCTAAAGAATACACCTATATGGAAGGTTGTTTAAATAATCGAGTGATGTTTATCAATCAGCCTACTAATCAATATCATTTTAATACACTTAAATTAAATAAATTTCTTTTAAAGAAGTGTAGAGAAAGAGATATTAATATTATAGATGATGAAATTAACGAAGTTGTTTTAAAAGATAACAAAATTTTTAAGTTAATCGGAAACAAAAAAGAATACACCTCTGATTTTTTTATAGATAGCACTGGTTTTAAAAAACTTTTAATTTCAAAATTAGGAGCAAAATGGGTTTCATACAAAGAACATCTTCCACTTAATGAAGCTATTGCTTTTCCCACTCAAGACACCCCAACCTATACTCCTTATACTTTAGCCAGGGCTATGAAAGCTGGTTGGATGTGGAGAATACCGACACAAGGTCGTTGGGGAAACGGTTATGTTTTTAACAATAACTATATTAATGCTGAGCAAGCTAAACAAGAATGTGAAAGTTATTTAGGCCATGAAATTACAATTGCAAAAAATATTAAATTTGAAGCAGGTTCTTTAGATAAGACTTGGATAGAAAATTGTGTGGCTATTGGTTTAAGTTCAAGCTTTGTAGAACCTTTAGAAGCAACATCCATAGGAATGTCTATTCAGCAAACTTTTTTACTGATGCATCTTCTGCCTAATTATAATTTAAAAAATATAGAAAAATATAATTTAACCTTTAAAGAAATGATTGAAAACGTAAGAGATTTTATAGTCTTACATTATTTAGTTAATAAAAAAGACTCTAAATTTTGGAAAGATTTAAAACCAAACATACCCTCTTCATTAAAACACAAATTAGAAATATGGAAAAATAGACTTCCTATACGAGAAGATTTTTTAGGATCATATAATTTATTTTATGAAGCCAACTGGACCCTTATTTTAAAAGAACTTGGTTTTGTGAGTAAAGATACAATAACTAAAGAATTTAATTTTTTAAGTGAACACTTACAATTAAATTCACAAAAATTATTTAAAGAACATTTAGCAGAAATTAAACCAAGAGAGGCGTGGATAGACCACAAAAAATATTTAGGGGCATTGGTTCAGTAATGTTAATTGACATAGCTTGTCTAAAGGAATATAAATATTAAGTATGAAAGCAAAAAAACAAAGTATTAAATCAACCAAATATAAAATATTTAGAAATATTCTTTCTAAAGAATTTGCTCAGTTTTTAATGGGATACTCTTTATTAAAAAGAAAAACTTTAGACACTCTACAAAACCACAAATATTTTTCTCCCTTTGAAGATTTTTTAGGCACGTTTGATGATGGCCAAGTTCCAAATACTTATAGTCACTATGGTGATTTAGCCATGGATACTTTACTTCAAGTCTTAAGACCTGTTTTTGAAAAAAAACTTAATATGAAATTAACTCCGAATTATTCTTACCAAAGAATATATAAACACGGAGATGTTTTAGAAAAACACATAGATAGAAATAGTTGTGAAATATCAGTAACTTTAAATTTAGGTGGTGACCCATGGCCTATTTTTTTAAATAAAGATAAAAAAGCAATTAAAATTAATTTAGATTCAGGGGACGGATTGATTTATTTAGGTTGTGAGTTAGAGCATTGGAGAGAAAAATTTGAAGGTCAATATATTGTTCAAACTTTTTTACATTATAACGATGCAAAATCTAAAAACCCTAATCTGTGGGACGGCAGACCTCACCCAGGGTTACCTAATAAATTTTGTTTTAAAAAATGAAAAAAGAAATTTTGTTTGGGCTTCCTGTACATCGTATGAGGATTGATCCTAAATCTTATGATAAAAAAACAATTATAAAAACAGTAAAAGAAAACTATAAGAAAGCTAAATACAGAAATAAATATTATGATAATGAAGAAAGTGACATGCATCATTCTTTTAAAGATTTAAAAAATAAAAAATTTAAAAATATAGACTATAAAAAAGTTGGTTTATTAAACATCTACAATGATGTTTATAAAAATTTTACTAATCATACGTTAAAGAAATCTAAACATTTTTCGTATCAATACCACATTGTTAATTATACAGCTCTACAAGAAAATCAATTTATGACATCTCATCAACACTTACCCTCTGCTGATTTTTCAGCAGTTCATTACATTCAATTAGATGAAAAAAAACACGTACCAACTTCTTTTATTAACACACATGATTTTGGTAATTATTTAGAATATATGAGAAAAAGTTTTTTTGAGTGTTGTGATTCAAAAGATTTAGAAAATTCTTACATGTTTCCAAAGTTTAAATTATTGGTAAAAGAAGATGATATGATTATATTCCCGTCTTGCTTAAGACATGAAATTCCCAAACAAAATGAAAATACAGATAAAATAAGAATAACAATATCTTCAAACCTTACCGTTAATTAAATGTTTTTTGGAACCACAGTCTTAGATAATTTTTACACTGATCCTTATAAAATTATAAAAAGATCAAAAGATTTTGAATTTTCATATTCTAAAGATGGAACGTGGCCTGGTCAAAGAACCGAAGAGGTTCATAAAATAGACTATAATTTATTTTACCATACCTGTTTAAAAATACTCTCTGTGCTATATCCAACAGATTATTTAAATTTAAAGTTTAGCGCAACACAATATTTTCAAAAAATTAATTTAAAAGATTACGACAATGGATGGATACATAACGATGGCTATAACAACAACCTGTTTACAGCTATAGTTTATCTAAGCTCTCACGAAGACTGTGGCACCAGCTTATTTCATTTAAAGAAAAATAATTTTGAGGGTTTGTGGATTGATAAAATATCACCTGTAGATTATTATCTTAATTTAAAAGACAAACAAAAAAGAGAAAAAGACAAAGAACTTTGTAAAAAAAACAATAGTCAATATGAAGAAACAATTAAAATAAATTCAAGACTCAATAGATTGGTTTGTTTTGATGCGAACCACCCTCATGCCTCTCACCATTTTAAAAACTCCAAACTAAAAAAAGAGCCTAGATTAACTTTAATTACTTTTTTTAAAGACCTAACTAGGCGTGATGGCAGAAGAATATATTTCCCATCTCAGCCTAATAACAACCATTATTAAAAGCCCCTGTAAATGATTTGATTCGAGGGCTAGAATGGACTATATTTTTGTACAAAAATTAGTATAATGGTATATTATGGCATTACGAAAAGTACAGTTTTTACCTGGATTCAATAAACAACTCACAGAAACTCAAGCTCAGGGACAATGGGTAGATGGTGACAATGTTAGATTTAGATATGGCTCACCAGAGAAGATAGGTGGATGGTCTCAATTAGGCGAGAATAAACTTACAGGAGCCGCTAGAGCGATGCATCATATCGTAAGCACCGGTGGAGTTAAGTATTCTATCATAGGAACTAACAGAATTTTATACGCTTATTCAGGTGGTGTGTTTTACGACATACACCCAATTAAATCTACAACAACACTTACTAGTGCATTTAGCACAACTAACGGATCACCGACTGTTACTATAACTTTTTCTTCAGGTCATGGCTTAAGTCCTGGTGATATAATTTTATTAGATAATTTTACCGCAATCACAAACTCTAATTATTCAGCATCTGACTTTGATGATAAAAAATTTATGGTGACTAGTACACCGACCAATCTTACAATAACTATAACAATGTCATCAAATGAGTCTGGATCTGGAGCTACAACGTCTGGAGGTATTAGAGTTCAAATTTATTATCCAGTAGGACCAGCAGAACAATTACCTGGCTTTGGTTGGGGATTAGGGCAATGGAGTGGTACTGTGGCCAACCCACAAACAACAACATTAAACGGAGCAATTAACGCATCAACGACAACTATTGTTTTAACGAGCTCAACAAACTTTCCATCGACAGGAACAAATCATATTTTAATAGGAACAGAAGAAATATCTTATACAGGTATATCTGGAAACACGTTAACAGGAGTAACTAGGGGAGTTAGAAATACTACAGCAGCTACTCACTCGGACGGAGCAACAATAACCAACACTTCTGACTATGTAGCGTGGGGCGAGGCTGCATCTGGAGATTTAACAATTGATCCAGGTCTTTGGTCTATTGATAACTTTGGTAGTAAAATTATTGCTTTAATACATAACGCAGAAGTTTTTGAATGGAATGCAGATGCATCAAACGCTACTGCAACTAGAGCTACAATTATATCAGGCGCACCAACTGCGTCTAGAGATATGCTTGTATCTACACCTGATAGACACTTAGTATTTTTTGGAACAGAAACTACGATTGGTACAAAGACCACACAGGATCAAATGTTTATTAGATTCTCTGATCAAGAGAATATTAACTCTTACACACCTACAGCAACTAACACAGCTGGTACACAGAGACTTGCAGATGGTTCAAGAATTATGGGAGCAGTCAGAGGTCGAGATGCAATTTATGTTTGGACCGATACAGCTCTGTTTACACAAAGATTTATTGGACCACCATTTACATTTGGTTTTGCACAAGTAGGAACGAACTGTGGTTTAATTGGACAGAATGCAGCGATTGAAGTAGACGGCGCTGCTTACTGGTTCTCAGAAAATGGTTTCTTCAAATATGCTGGTGCACTTCAATCACTACCATGTTTAGTAGAAGATTTTGTTTTTGATGATTTAAACACAACAGCCAATCAGCTTATAAACGCTGGATTAAATAATCTATTTGGTGAAATTAATTGGTTTTATTCTTCCTCAGGATCAACCGTTATAGATAGAGTTGTAACTTACAATTATTTTGAATCAACGCCAGAAAGACCAATATGGACGACAGGCACGTTAGATAGAACAACATGGCAAGACTCTGCTGTTTTTGGAAAACCGCACGCTACAGATTATGATGCTGGCTCAGACAATTCTTATGATGTAGTTGGTAATACAGATGGTTGCACTATTTATTATGAGCATGAAACTGGCACAGATCAAGTTACATCTACAGCAACAACAGCTATAACTTCTAATATACAATCAGGAGACTTTGATATTTCTCAAGGTGGTGATGGTGAGTTCTTTGCAAAAATTAGAAGATTTATACCTGACTTTTTATCACAAACAGGGAATACACAAATTACATTAAATTTAAGAAACTTTCCAAATAACACTGAAGCAAGTTCCCCTCTTGGTCCTTTTACAATTACATCATCAACAGAGAAAGTTGATACAAGAGCTAGGGCTAGAGCAGTGTCTTTAAAAGTTGCAAACACAGCTTCATCACAGAGTTGGAAACTTGGTGGATTTAGGTTAGATATACAACCAGACGGAAGAAGATAATGGCAAAGATAGTACAAGTACTAACAAGACCTAGTAGAGAATATAGACAAGATGTAGCTGATGCACAGGTTAGAGACTTAGATGCCATCATACAAAAATTAAATACAACATTTCAACAAGAATTAAAGGATGAGGTAGAAGCTGAAAACTTCTTTTTAAATTAATGTCAAATAGTTTCGTAAACGCAAAAGTAGATTTAACATCAACAGACAACACAACGTTGTATACAACACCAACGGCAAACGTTTCTTTGGTTAAATCTTTGTTAGTATCTAATGATGCTGGGTCTTCATGTAATATAACTATTACATTAACCGATGCTTCCGGCAACGTGTTTAGTTTGTTTAAAACAAAAGCAGTAGATACCAACACAACAGTAGAACTTTTAACTCACCCCCTTGTAGTGGAGGAAAGTGAGATACTAAAGGTACAAGCTAGCGACGCGAATGAGCTGCACGTCATAGCTTCTATATTACAAATACAGCCAAGAGAGGTAACAACATAATGAAAGAACTAAGACCAGAGAAAATTATAGAAACAATATCTAACAAAAAGACTGGAGAAAAGTACGAAAATGAACAGGATTGGAAAACAAAAGGAGTGTCTCCAGAGGACATTAGGAGAGATGTTACGGTGATAATGCCTGCCCTTGATTTATTTCCAAAAACCAAGTAGATTAATAAACTCAGGATTTATACGCCTGCCTATAACAATTTAATTAAATTATGCCAATAACAAGAGGACAGATGAAAAGACAATTATACATGGGTGGTGGCATCATGAATGTCGTGCCTAGAGAACAATATGGTTTGGGAAGTATTTTTAAAGGCGCTAAGAAAGCTGTAAAAGGTGCAACCAAAGCAGTTAAAAAAATTGCATCATCTGATATTGGTAAAACTGCATTATTAGCTGCAGCTGCATTTGGTATACCAGGAACAAGTATAGGTGGTCTATTCGGAAGAGCTGGTTTTGGTGGAGCAGCAACAGGTTTATTTGGACAACAAGGGATAGGTCCTACTTTAGCTGCAGGTAAAGCTAAATTTTTTCCTAACTCAGTAGCAAATCTAGTTGATGAAGTTGCATTAACAGGTGGAAAAAAAATTGCAACAGAGGGTGGTATTAAATCAGCGTTATTAAAAGGCAGTGCATTAGCAGGACTATCTACTTTTTT